TGAAATAGCTGATTAACAAGTAGTATATTGGCCATCTTATCCTTTTTAGATTCGATTAGGTTTAGTCCAGTCCGATAAAGATCATCCCAAACCGATGCAGCGTCAATCCGTCCTGCTTTCATAGAAAAATCAGCAACCACAGGAAGGGATCCGTATCTAATACATACACGATGTAAATCCTGTACACTCGCCCCTTTGCCATACCATTCGTCAAATACGTAAATTGTGCCGTGTTCAGTCTTAGCTAAAAATAAAATAGCTGAATCGTTAACCGTACCGTGATCTAGTGCTACGCATTTATACCAATTAGGCTGAACCTGTAACCTTTTGATTTTGTGATGTTTCATCATAGCCGTATATACTTGCTCGTCTACCGTATCCCAATCACCCCATAAGAACCGCTTTAAGAACGATTCAGGATAGTTTTTCTCTAGGTTAGCTATATAGTCCTTAGGAATGTTCGCAATGTTTTCATGTGCCGTTCCTTTAATGTATAAAATGCCGTTTTTGGTACGCCATTCTTCACTTGACTCGATATAGAGATTTTTAAAAAAACTGCTTCCAGGGTTCCCCTCAGTGATTATCAAAGGTCGTTTAATTGCTTGCCCTGACAACCTTCCTAAGCAACCTAAATAAAGGTTCTTTGAAAGACGTTCAGCTTGAACTAAAAGGATGGCATCGTAACAGGCGCTCTTCAACTTTTCGTCGACGTCAAAGGCCCTGAATTGAATAACAGAACCATTATTGAACACTGCTTCCCTTTTAGTCTTTGAGTATTCATATCCGTTGGATTCTGGTGGGAATGCGTCCAACATTTGTTTGATGCAGGAATCATACAGCGTGTTATAAGATTCCCTGATAATAGCCGTGTTAGCACCCGGATACAGCGTGCATAGTAAGAAGATGCAAAACATCGTTGCATATGACTTGCCTGATCTGTAACCACCCCACAGAGCGCAATGTGTGTAAGGATTATCCGTACGCTGTTCAAGCCTACCGTCAACTTTTTGAAATATGGCTTTGAATAGCTTGGTCTGCGTGGGATTTAACTTGATATTCAACCTACCCACCCTTGATCTAATCTGTTTTGTTCGTCACCTTCGCGGATAACATCACCTAACGTAGGCTCTTTCTTAAAGGTACGCAACGGATCTTGTTGGATTCTATAGAAATGTAAAGCGCGTATACCTAGTGTGAAGGCTGTAAGAAAAACAAATGTTAGAATAATGATCAATACCGCTATGGTTACTGTGCAAGCTAGTATATACGTGTAGCTACCCCACATTACTCATCCTCCGTAAGTGAGATATTGATAGCGTTAACCGTGTTATTGTTGGTAACGTTTTGTTGCTGATCCAGCATACCTATCATCTCGTAATATAATCGTTGACTAGACGGGATACCCTTAGCTGCCATTCTAACTAGCGACATAGTAATTCCCTCCCTAAAAAACTTCATTTTTTCGATTAATTCAGCGTTGTCCTTAACGTCCTCTTTGATTTTTCTCATGTGGTTCTGAACCGTCACAGTAGACACGCCAGATGCGTCAGCTATTTCCTGTAACGTAGGAAATCGGCTTCGCTCAGTCTTAACGCACAAGTTGTATAGTGTTTCAACAATTGATCTGTGATTTTTCTCAAATTTAGTTAATTTCACTTCATCTAGTGCGTACAAATCTTTATTCTCCTTCTTAAGAACCTTTGTTAATTCCTTCTTTTTCTTCTTGATTAACCCCTCTTTTTTTTTCATTTGTTATTTAAGTAAGTAAAAACAAAAAAAAAACTACTCACGCATTATCTTAATCATCAGCCAAACAATTACAATAAATGCCACGACCAATCCCCATAATGTTGCATAAAATAGAATATCACCCATTATCATTTCCACAGTCTTGTATCTTACCCAAATGAAACATGACTTAATAACCAATTTAAATCTATATTCTCAATATCTGAGGGGTGTAGGATTCCATAAGATGTTTTTTTAAATAAGCCTTCACCCGTCAAATTTAAGTTTACTCGCCCCAATAACTTTTCTATATTCAATCTTTCATCAATATCCCTATTTATTTCTTGGTGCATACTTTTATTATAGTCGAATGAAACTAGAAATCAATACTACAGTCTTGTAACTTAACAAATTAATATAATAATAGTGTTGACATAATAATGTTGTGTGTTATTATATTAACATATTAAACAGGAGGTGAAAGTAAATGAGCAAAAATAAATCAAGTGTCTTAAATGTAGGGTTTAACAATTTTATTCCAGTAAGTAAGTTGGTGGCGGTTGTAGATACAGAATCAAATGACGCTAGTTTGTTAATTAAGAAATATAAAAAAATCGATGCCACGCAAAATAGAAAGGCTAAATCCATAGTCATTATGGATAACGACCAAGTGGTACTGAGTGCAGTTTCGGTTAAGACGTTGTTAAAAAGAATTTAAGTAAGAGGTGTAAAAATGAAAGTAATAAACAGCAGTGAAAAAATAATAGATCTATATATTAGACAACAAGAAGTGATGGATAAATTAAACGCTGATATTCAAGCGTACAAAGCAAAATTTAAATTAGATGATAGGTTTTATAATAAGGACTACCGAAATGAGTCTGTATTGTTAGAATCGTACCTATCAGACGTAGAAAAAGAGATCTATCAAGACTTGGAGGTAGACCAATGAATATCGAAATTATTAGCGACACGTGGGCATATTGTAAAGATTCTAATAAGATAATCAAAAGAGGTGTGTAATGAAAAATATGATAGGTAAGAAATATATAGTGACTGTTGATAATGGTTGGTTTGATGAAGGTACGAATTTAGAAATTATAGATCATAGATTAAGTCGTACAATTATCGAAAAATTTCAAAGTGATGAACAAGAATATAATAAATATTATGATGAAGACGAGTGTCCTAACAATCAAACAACGTATCAATACAAATTTATTTTAAGGGTGCAACATGATAAGGATACGTGGTACTCAGCATATAACGATATTACATTTTTAGAATATGCGGTAGAATTTTGTGATGAGCTAAAGAATGAATAAACATGAATTTTATGACTTAGATGGGAAGCCATGTGACGGTTGGAAATACAATAAAATAATCGGTAGTAAAGAGAGATTTTTAGCTTGTACACACGTGGATAAATTAAAGGTTAGTACTGTTTGGTTAGGCAAGCCCCATTCAGGGGAAGGTATATTAAACATATTTGAAACAATAGTATTTGATGGTACATACGAAATTGACCCTGTTCGCTACGACACAAAAGAAGAAGCGTTAAAAGGGCATCAAATTATTGTAAATAAACTTAAAAAGAATGATTGATATTCTTCCCCTATATTACAACATGGACGGCTTAGCGACTGACGCTGAGACGTGGAAAGATTTAATTGAAAACAACAAGAATATTTTACATGTCGATACGGTAAATGGGTATCAAGTTAGTACAATACTAGTGGGTTTAGCTTCCCCGATGGGTGAGGGTAAAATAAATATTTTTGAGACGATTGTGTTTGATCAAAAAGGTAAAGATGTTGAGGTTAAACGATGTGATACGCCTGCTGAAGCTAGTTACTGGCATAAATCGTTGGTTAAGGAATATGAAATTAAATAAAAAAAACCCCTCATTAAAGAGGGGATACCTTGATTGGCTTGATGATCCTACCGTGGCACTTAAATAATAACATGAAAAATATATTCCCAATAATTTTAATACTACTAAATCTGGTGGCCTCACTAGTCTATATCCTGCACAAAGATTGGTATAAATCGGTCTACTGGATAAGTGCCGCGACACTAACTTATTGCGTGACCTTTGGATAAAACTATTATAATATCAACATATGGAACAACAATTTAAACCATATTTTAATAAAGAAAAATTCGCCCAATTGCTATCGCGGTGTAACAAGGCTGAAATAGCTCGAAGCTCTGAGAAATTCACAGGTATAAAAATAGGGTTATCAACAATTCAACAAATGAGCCAACAACTTGCTGATAACCCCCAATTAATCACAATCGTGGTTATTTTGTTTACGATTAATTCGATTTATAAAGACAATCACACCGTGAACGACTTTATCGAATTTGAAAAAATAGATATTATTTCTTAAGATTTTGATAAAACTTTTTGAGCTTAGATTCTAGCTCGCGTACAGATAACTTACCGCCCAGGAACCAATCAAGAAAGTGCCTGGGCGGTCTAGTGTATAGTTCAATCCCATTTAATTTAGCAAACTCGCGCCTGGACTGCTCATCTACGTATGAATATTGGTCTCGTAATTCCATTACAATATCAACTTCTCCAATACAAGTCCGCCAGCTACGCATAGTAATGTAACTAAAACTGTAGCCCCATACTTTACGGCTGCTATAAAATTTTCTTGTTTCGTCTGAATCTGCCTTAACTTATTGCGTGTTTCCGTCGTGAACGAATTTAAAATCATACTCGCTAAATCGAGCGCACAATTTAAATTATCAGCTCCAATTTCTGGGTATTTTGCTCTTAGCTCAGTTCGCATATTAGATAGACGCGCTTGGATCTTATGCCCATTACCGTTACCGTTACTTTCCGTTGAGTTCATTTAGCGTGTTAAATAATTTCAGGCTATCTTCAAAATAAAGCAAGTTATCCTGTGATTTCTTGAAGTTGCCCTGGTATCGTATTTTGGAGGCTGGATTATCAAGGCCAGTCTCAAAATTCTCATTTTTTGACCCCTCGCACATAGCCCCCTCGCAAACGGCTGAAAACACGGAATTAAGCCCCTTTAAGAGGTTCACGCTATCCCTGGCCTCCATCGTCAAAGAAAGTGTCGCCCGCTTCGTTCTAATTTTTCCCATACTTTAATTATGGCATAGATATAGTTAAAAAAAAGGCTTGATTTTATGAAAAAATTCGACTTTTACTAGAATCTTTTTTCCTGCATTTGCTCGAACGAAACGGCGGTGTTTGCGTTGTACCGTGGCAAATCGTCAGACCAGCCATAAAACTGACGAAATGACACGGTACTTGGTTGTGATGGTTCTTTTTTGACCCATCTTTTTTTGAAAAATCGCTCTACTTTTTTAGAGCTGAAATTGTTATGATCGAATTTGTTAGAATTGAAATTCGTCATCTCCTGGTGTGTTGTCATATAGGTAATCTTGGCTGAACAGACGAAAATTGTCCACATGAAAGGACTGGAGAAGCATGATACAACGCGTTGCAGAGTGGATAAGATTATATCGTTCTTCTGGATTTTTAGGATCTTTCATAAATGCATCTAAATGTTTTCTGATATGTTCAATATGATGTTCATAACCCCTCAAATGCCAGTCGTTGGCTTTGTACTTCTCGAATCCTTTCTTATAGCACATTGCCAGCTCTGAAATCGCCTCACCAAAATCTTTTTGGAAATCGGCCTCCATTTTTTTAATCTTGAAATAACTTAACTTAGCCATGTAGCACCTCTTGAATATCTTCGTAAATTTTTTGTGGATTTTCTAAAATCATTCCACCTTGATACCGCAACACCGTCCAACCTAAAAGATTAGCTTCGTTTATTTTTTCATAATCGCTAGGCGTATTGTGTCTACCACCTCCATAGCTTGACCGTTGCCCCCCGTCACACTCAACGGCTAACCTATGATCGACCCAAGCTAAATCGAATCGCCATTTGCGAGTTGGGTGAAACTTAAATTCACGAGTCATACCCGATAAAACAGACCTATCGATCACCATTAGCTGAGTTATAAGCGTATCACTCAAATCTGGGTGTTTAATTTTACTTTTTTTTGATTTCTTTCTTTTAACTTTTTCCATATTTTACCTTTTTTTTTAAGATTTTTATTAACTTTCTGCAAACCCATTACAAAGAAGTTAGTTTTATTTAACAAATGTACACCCCCCTTGCTGCCGTGTGCTTAAAAACAAATTGAGTTGTTGCTGTAATATGGCCCTTCCCTCTGGTTCTGCCCTATGATTCTTGTATTGCTCATACGTAAACTTGTCCGTGACAATCATTTGCAACAGTGCTGGATAATCTCTTTTTTCAAGCTGAATCCCTAAATTTGAAATCACGTTATGTAGATCCGTTTTAAGAGCTACCCCTTTTTGGTTGTCACAAAAGTCCTCTAGCAGTCCTAGGCTATGGCTGCTAACAACATCTTTAAAACTGTTCCCCCTTCTGCATATTTCAAACGGTGAATGTTCCTGATGCCCATAGTTAGTGAATGCAAAAATTCCATCAAAACAATCTAGTGATGGGTACGCCCCGCATATATATTTAATATAAACGGCTTTTACCTTCTCAAAAAATATGATCAATTGAGGTTCAGTTGCGTGTTTCTTGAACGTGTTAAAATCGGCTGAATTTGAGAATAAATAGTGACTAAAATGAGCATAAAAATCATTCGTTTTAGCGCATTTAATTTTTTCATCCAAAAACCTCAAATATCCCTCAACAAAATAGTTGTACATTTTGGAAATATCACGTTTGCAAGAATTGAATTTATCCGATGATTTCAGGCTTTGAATTGGAACTAGGTATAGTTTTTTGAATTTATGAAATGTAAGTTGATCAGGGTAAATGTTTCCGTAGAGCATTGCATTTAGGGCAACAATGCAATCCATCATATCTGTTTCGGATACCCCCTCGATGTACCCTGAAAAGGTTGTTGAATAACTGCGATAAAACCCAGATAAATCATCAAAATTTGCTTTATACGCACGCAATAACCATCCTTGTACCCCTCTGAAAAAATAGTCGAACAACTGCTCGTTACCGTATTGAGACGATAGGTCATAAAAGGGCATTTTTTGTGCTAAAATGTTCATGACATCTCCTTTATTTTGGTATGATGTGTCGGATCTTGTTCTAGGATAGACAGTACACATCCAAGTATTAAATTTCTATCAGACGGCTTAATCGCGCTAGAATTAGAAAATTTTTGTTGTAATGCACCAGCACACCCCCCAGCTAGCTTAAGTGCCTTATTCTCGATAATTCGAGCCTCTGAGGGGTTACTAGATTTTAGGTGATCCCAATATTTCACGCCATTGCGATATTGAGTTTCCTGATAATCGAGTTCGTCCTTCTCTTTTTGGATCTGCGCCATAGCTGAATTAGCAAACTCTGATTTTTTAGTGGTTTTACGATAAAATTTATAACCTGCTTCAACACCTTCAGGGGTAACTTCCGTTTCGATCAATGTTTTTAAATTCTTTGCGTACTTAGCATCGGGATTAGACAGCATATAACCCCTCCAGAATAATAAATTTTGGATCTTATATTTTTGAGTAATGTTCGGGGAATTGAAAATTTTCTCATAGTACGATTTATCAGAAATTTTATATGGATACGCCTGTGCGTAGTCCTTCAAAAATTTCTTAAATTCCTTCTTGAGTGTCTCATCCCCCCAACTTATCCGATTATATACATTCACTTCGTCCTCCTTTTTTATTGATTTTTCTAAAAAATTTTCGTTTAGACCCATCATGTAACAATAAGATAACTCTTCTTTCTTAGTATTAACCTTCTTACTTATATTAATTGGGTCTAATTTTTTTGATTTTTTTTCCCTAATAGGTTCCAAAAATTTTTCATCACTTATTTTTTGGCCTCCTTTTTCACCCCCTTTTTCAGGTGTTGATAACTCTTTTTTTTGTTCAGATAGAATAGTGTCCTTTTTGTTAATATCGTGCTTAATTTCAACATTTTTAGACACTTTTTCGGTCGAGTTACTAACCTGTGCATAATTTTTCTTAGAATCGACATTTTTTGCCCCTTCCCTAATTGGGTCTAAAAATTTACTAGATCCTTCCCTAATTGGGTCTAATTTTGACCTAATTGGGTCTTTTTTTTTGGAATATTTTATTTTAAGCACGAAATTAGCTTCCCTAATTGGGTCTAATTTTTTTTCAAAGTTAACGGTGAAAATTGTCGCTAATTTTTTTGAGTTAATTTTAACGGCCTGCGTATAAATAAGATTATGCTTAATTAAACATTTCATCGCCTTCCTTAAAGCGTCTCTGGTTATTCCTAATTTTTTAGCTAAGCGAATGGCGCTAATACAGTATTGGTGTTGCCTAACACGAATGGTTAAGGGAGGCACAACCAACGTACCATCCTTCAACCTCATGTTTGCACATAAAAAGTCCAGCAAGACCAAAGAATTGCCCTTTGGTCTGTGCTTTTTTATATGGTCAATAGATAGGCGTTTATACCACGAATGTTGGTTCTGGTTCTGCATCCTTCGTGTTGCCCGATAATACCTCTATTTCTTTATTAATGGACTCTTTTTTAGCCTCGGCTCGTGCCTTGGTTTTGAGTTCTCTGACACGATCTATTCCAATCTGCCTAACTTTAGGTTGGTCGTCCTTATATACGTCCTGTAATATTGCCGTAATCGGATTAACAAGATCACCCTTTGTCACCGTTTCCAGCTCCTCCAAGGTTAACGCCTCAATTTGTGTTTTAGCCTGCTCAATAGTAAAGCATTCTGATTTAGGTTTAATTGGCTCTTTCACTTGCGTTTCCTTTTTTTGCTCTTCTGAAATATTGATCATTTCAGGCACTTCATCTTCCGTGTAGGTTGCACGAAATAACTCAGAAAATGCCTGCCGTAGTGCCTGACTTAACGCAGTCTTTTTGATCATAGTTTTGGGCATCTTCAACCACATCGCTTTTTTGGTGTCGTATTCTGCCCGATCAACTTCAACGTAAACAGGAATCATGTAGCCATCGACATAAACCTCAGCGCACCCCTTTAAATTGTTACCCTCGCCCTCCGTCCAGCTTTTATGGCCCCTATACTTGGGATGTGATTGAGCTGCCTTAAGATAGAACCCTATCCCGATAACAAATTGTGGCTGTGCTGACTGGCTGTACTTAATGAAATGAACATCCTTCATCCACGGGTCTGCTCCTAGGCTCTTACATAGCTCAATAAAAAGCAAACACTCTTTATCATTGGCGTGCGGGCATATACAATCCTTAATCTCTTTAATGGTTATAGTTCCTGCGTTATTTATAATTTCATTTGTCATTTTTTTTCTCCTTTTCTTTAATAATTCTTTCCCTAAGCGATAATATTTCTTTTATTTCAGCATCGTTAAATAGCCACTCAAGATTTAAATATTTAGCGTAAGCCAATAATTTCCCAAATAAATCGTACGTTGTTGGCTCTTTATTGGTGTAAGCCCGAACGTTAGCTATATCCATCGCCTTATTATCACGCATCATTATCACCGTGTGGGGCATGGTGTTGTACTTAAGTACCGTAATGCGTGAATTAGTTTTAGCTAAAAAATCATCGACTTGTTCTTTAAATTGATCGTTCATATCAATAACAGTCCTGATAGCGTTCAGCTGCCATTTCTAATATCTCGTCAACGGTGTGTTCCTGGTACGGATCGTCATACATCTCAAAAAGCGCCCTTTCGTACACCTCTTGAATTGTTCCCCCTAAATTTTCGTACCAGCACGGTTGCCCCCAATTAGTGTATGCATTAAGCCTGCTCAAAACCGTATTAATTCTTTGGGGGATACTTATTTTAAGAAATGTAAATCCGTTTTCCGCCTCATATGTATCAACCTCAAAGCCATTTTCGATATTTTCTAATACCCAAATTAAATCAGTGATATTGCGCGCCTCTAACGCTCCGATCCTTCCTTGATAATCCAACGCCCTTTTTTTATAATTAGCCAAAAAAGCGTTGTAATGCTTGATTAACTCTTCTTTGAATGGTGCCGTATTGAAAGGGGTATCGGTGTACCTGTACTGCATAAATTCGTCTTCCCAGGAACGCAATTTATTAAACAAAAGGTCTGTGCGGTAACGGTATATGTAAAAACCGTCCTCGTACTCGAATTTATCCCCTATAAGTTCACGTATACAGACATGTTGGCCGTCAAACTCTTCATAAAAATCTTCACTCATTTGCTATTTTCTCCTCAAGCCCCATATAATAGGGGTGCTTACATTTTTATTTTTGTATAAGACCAGACCTACGCAGTCTGGTCTTTTTTTTAGAATACTGCCCCCAACCGAACCATTATTAATATTGAACAAATCGACAAATCAACGATGTTAAATTGCTGCTTTCTTGATTTTTGGAATTGCCTACACCCTATAAAATGTAAAGGCTTCTTTATATAATCCATGATTTTATTTTACTTTATCTTTGACAAAATAATCCAATTTTACCTCAAACAAATCAGCTAAATTCGCCACCAATGTGAAGCTTGGATTTTGGACTTTGTTAGCTTCATACATAGCCAATGTTGTGTGTGATGTGTATACCCCAAACTTATAATCGAGTTGACGCGCTAATCTTTCTAATGATAATTGTCTTTTTTTTCGGAGTTCCGACAAAGCCTCTCCGTTAAATGTTTTATTCATAAAAACTAAGATATCATTAATACGTTATCTTGTAAAGAATTATTTACGGATTATTCTTAAGGAGCGCGGTTTGCATTCTTTACAGTTGTAAAATATAATTAGATTGTATTAGACTGTGTTTGAGGTGTTTATGTTTACTTTTTTTAAGAAAAAGCCAACTTTTGGTGAAATCATAGATATATGGGCTGATGCATGCGTGATTAAATCTAATGATTTAAGGGATGTTACCATCGAGTCCAAATTAACACACCTTAAAGCCTTAAAATTGCATTGCCCTCTACGTACACCCTTAGAGGATGTTAGATTTGCTGAAATAGAGCAGATTAAAGGGTTGCTTCGAAAAACTAATTCACCGAAAACCACAAACATGTATTTATCAATGCTAAAACAGTTTTTTCGGTGGGCTAATCGTATGGAATACATCAATAAAAGCCCTGATATAGAGAACTGCCCGTTGCGTGAAATAAAACCTGTAGACTTTCTTACGCTCGAAAATTTTGATGTTTTTCAAAAATGTACAATTGAAATGATGGCTCGCCCATATCATAAATCTGCTGAGTACAATCAGCGTCAAAACTTATGGTCGAATCGGATATTGGCTTACACAGGTATTCGTGTTAAAGAACTTGCTAGACTTAAATGGTCTGATATTGATTTTGAAAATAAAATGATGACAATCAAGTCTGCTGCTTATAACAAGGGTAAACAACGTACGATTAAAATGAGTCCGCAGGCGTTCGATACATTTAATACTATGCCTAAGTTTCACCGTAATCACGTTTACCCGTTCCACGGGGAAGGGAAATTCAAGCATAGAAATTGTATAAATTCGATTTTAAAACAATTCGATTTACCATTTAAGTGCTACCCAACGATTTTTAGACCATCATTTATTACCTGGGCTTTATCCCATAATAAAATGGCGATTCAGGAAGTTTCTGCATACGTTGGACATGAAGATATTCAAACTACAGCCAAGTATTACACCAATAAACAAGCTATTCTGGATGCAAGTGCTGATTTTATTGAAAAATTAGATTTTAATAAATCACGAAAAATAGCCTAAAAATCGACAAATACCAACGAGAAAAGTTGTACTTTTTGTCGCCGACTACGTAGTTTTTGCATCGGACTACGTAGTTTTTGCATCGGATTACGTAGTTTTTGTCGCGGACTACACCTTCAAAATCTTATAATCCGTAAAAGTTGTTCTGCAATCGATATGAATCCAGGTCGGTGTTTTGGAAATTTCTTCCACGCATCTTAAACCATAACTGTGATACGTGCCTTCATTTTTCCAGATGTCTTCGTAAATCTCTTCTACCGTAATTCCTTCAATATGGAAATCTAATCCCCGACCTGACTTGTGCTGGCTGTAACGCGCCCCAACAGAACAATTAGGAGGCCGCCAGCCTCTATAGTTAAAACCACCCTTCTCGGTCTTCCAGGTGTTCACAACCATCGGTTTTCCGAATCTTTCCCGAATCCATTGCGCTAAATATATTATGCGATCATCCAAAAAAATTACCGCCCTATCTTTCCATTTTTTATGCAAATCTTGAGTGACAAATTCGTGTAAATAAAAATTTTCAGTTAATTTACTCATTTAATTTTCTTTTGAATGTCCTCTAGTGTTTTATCAAAATCACTTATTTTTGACGCTGTCCGATCTATCTTTTTTAACACTTTCTCAGAAATAGGCAAGGTTTTGGAATGTTCTTTAACCGATTTACTCGCCGTTTTACTAATATCTTCCAATATTGAGCTAACTGCTTCTAATTTATCCAATATATTTATTAATTTCTTAAGATATTTGAAAAAATTCATAACTTACTCCTTTGGGTATTGATTTTTTATTTTTGCCACTTTCGCTTGCCACGCCTCAAGGCCGTTTTCCGTAATAAATTCAATTTGTTCTGCCGTACTGCCGTAAGCCCCAATTCTCTCCGTTATTACAATGCTGTACTTTTTGACACTTCCAAAATTTTTTGATTCAACTTCGTCATAATTTTTCGTATTTTCCACACGCTCTCCGTTTTCTCTAACTGCATATTTTTCAATCGGGTAAAAATCACGGGTTTGATCCGTCTCATATCGGATTATGGATTGATCGTAATAGTCAAAAAATTCAATCATAATTTTATACAATACAGAACCGCTTTGTTTGCTGGGCGTGTTTCGGTGTCTCCCGTTAGACTGTGGGTGTGGTCTCCTGCACTACCAGTTGGCCCTACTGATGGTGCGGATCCTGGATATGCGGATTCCGTAATCGAATACGCAGAGTTGCCCGTGCCTAAAAACAAACTCCCCACGCTTCCAGTTCCATTTGGTGAGGTAAACTCCGAATCCTGAACCGCATCGGGTTGGAACATTTGATGACGGTGGTTTCCGGCGGTGACGGTGGCTAATCCATTAACGGCTGTAGCATCTGCTTGTGTATCGCCGATAGTGCGCGAAGAATCTAATCCTCTCAAAAACTCGCCTTCAAAATTTGGTGTGCCAAACGTTGTCGCTCCATCCCCGTCTCCGTATGTCGTACCCCAAACACCAAATAGTCGTGCATGTGTAGTTCTTGAAATATCAGCCCCCGCAGCGATGATTGTTCCATTTGGCTTTTCCGACACAGAATATGCCATTATGGTTCCAGCAGGTGTTCGGTCTTCTTGGATATTAATATTTAGTCTCGTAGCTGAGACGGCTGTTCCTAACACGACTGGGTACTCTGATGGTTCTGTTGTTACTTTTGCTCCATCTACACCCACGTAATATGTAGCTCCTACGGTTAATGAACTGAAACTTGAATAGTAATCACTCGCTACAGTAGCGGTTAACCCTGATGCGGTAGTGGTTGTGGATACGCCTACAACTCCAGTAACACCTGCCGATGTGGCGTTAGTGGCTTTATAAAGAAGCCCACCCGATAACCTTACAATATCTCCAGCATCGATACTTTCTCCTGTGGTTCCTGTAAAGTTATCTGAGGGAAGCCCTACGTAAGTTCCTGCCGTTATCTGATTAACGTTGATGTCATAGCTTCCCGATGACCATAATATAGGTATTTTCTGGAAATTTGCGTCCCACTCAACATTAGTTATTAGCGATCCGTCATATAAACTAAAATCACTGTCGCTTGGATATGCCATTAGTTATTACCTCCTAGATTTCTTAATACTGTATTCTTTGAAATTGATCCGTCAGGTTCGGGTTGTAGTGGTGTTTGTTGCCTTGCTAAAAGCTTGGCTAATGCTTTAGGGATCATTGGTGTTTTTTTGATAACTTCTCGGTGAAATATTGGACTTTGTGATGCTTGTGTTAATGCCGCCGCTAACGCTCCCCCAACTGGGCCACCTGCCATAGTGCCTATCCCTGCTGCTGTACCTAGACCCAACAATCGTTGCCAATTTGCTATACCCTGCCCACTACCTGAGCCACCACCTTGTCCAGGTACGAATCTGGAAAATTGATCTTGTATTCGTATATTTTCTGCGCGATCTAGTAATCTTGCATCTGGCACTAATCTGTCTAAATCCTCTAGCCCTTCCTGTACTGGCTCACTTTGTTTTCTTTTAAATAGTGCTGATGGATCTTTATCTAATTTTTTACCTATTGGCATTTTAACATCAGCTAAAATATTTTGTTGCTCTGCCCTACTTGCGTCATAACCATCAACTTTTCTTTTTAGGGTTGATGATAATTTTTTTCTAATTTCTTTTAATTTTGATTCAACTACTTTAGGCCTTTTATCTTTGTAATTATAGTTAGTGATTTCATCTATTCTTTTAATTATTTGATTTAGTCCTGCTGGATCATCTTCTTTTTTAATTTTATTTAAATACGTGTTAATTTCCTTTTTTTCTTTAGCGTTATAAACTGGCTGTGACCCTTCTTTTCTTGTTAATAACTTTTTTTGACGATCAACATACACACCTAAATCTGTTTTGATGTCACTTCCTCTTAGTAATCTTTTTTGAAATTTACCCTGTCTGCCTACCTCTTTCATTAAGTCTGACATTGCTTTTTGTGCAGATACCCCAACATCTTTAAAATCTTCAGTTTTCTTTAATATCTGTGGATTTTGTATGGCTTTTGTAACTGATTTTTGTGGCACTGATGAGAAAAATTCTCCGACCTGTCCAAGCGCATTACTAACAGGCTTAGACCGCACTAAATCACCTGCAAACTTTCCTGCTTTACCTATTGAAGAATCAATTATTCCTGCTATAGCTGCATTTTTTAACGCCTCTGTAACTGATTCGTCACCAGTAATTCCCTCTACAAAACGCGATCCCCCAGTTAACGCTGCTGATCTTGCCATACCTGCTGGGCTATAGTTAAAGGCCATTCCTGCATATGGTGTAATTTTAGATGCAACATTTAATGCTTTTTTTATACCCTCTGCTGTAGTATCTCCCATCTCCCCCATAGCCTCATTTCTTACTGTTCCAGCAAGCTCAGGAATCAAATTGATCTGCTCTTCGGTAAATTTTTCTTGTGGCGATTCTATAAGGCTTCTATCTATTTCTCCAGCGTCTATTAAGGTGTTTACGCTCTGTATAAAGTCAGGGTTATCCTTGTATTTACCAGACTTATAATCGTCAATAATTTTAATTTTTAATTTTTCACTTAACATTATAAAACCCCTTAAGATAATCTACCCCTTTATCGATTAACTTTTGCGAAGTTGTTCGAGTATCAGTAGTTGCCTCTACCTCTATCCCACCTGTAGGCATATCTTCGTAGTTAGTTATTGGAATCGTGTCATATTGTGGTAAATCCCGGTGTATTGACACAAAATCTCTTTCTGCTCTTCTAGCGCCTCTCTCTAAAATACCTTTGATTGTGAGTAAGTTTTCTCGAAAAACTTCTGGTGATTGTGTTTCTTTAAGTGAAGTGATAGACCTTTCTAAAGTTTTGAACTCTGTCGCATTAAGTTGACCAAAACCAGTTGCCCCTGTTTTTTCAGACCTAGTATTTTTTAACGTAGTTAAAAATTTATCAGCTGCTATAGTCTTTAATGTTTCCATAAATGCTATATCATCCTGATCTGCTAATTTTAACTTAGTTTTAGTTTCCCCTTTTGGAATATTGAAAGCCCCTACTTTCATCATCCCAACCATTCTATTAAATGAAGGTGAATTAAGAAGAGAATCGACATTTTTACTTACCATTTCTGATGCATCTCTTGCAACTCTTACTGATTGTCGATCCGATGGTAGTCTTTTTTCTATTTTTTCCAAGCCCTGTATTGATGCCCCATAATTGTATGTCCCATCTGATTTTTTAAACTTCTTATAATATTTTTTATATGAATAAGGAACGTTTTCATAATCCTCTTTAGTAACAACGGTATAGTCTTCTGGTATTTGTCCTTGCTTACTTATAAAGTCTTGTGTGGTTGCACGATTTAGATCCGTTTCTGAAACTAATTTATCTAATTTCAAATCAAACATTTCCTTGTCCTGCGCAGCCTTTTCTCTTTTCGCTGCTTGAATAGGCCGTTGTGCTAAGTCTTGCGACAAGCCTTGTGCCATTGTGCCAGCTACAATCGGATCTTTGCGTGTAGCTGCAACTCCTAGTCGTGCTAAATCAGCCAACATTTGTGTGCCCTCTGGTGACTTAGCGTAATCAATTAATGGCCTCAGGAATCCTTGCTGTTGTGGCTTTTGGTCAATTGGCCCGTATAAATCACCTTGTTCCATAACATTTGTTTGGGCTGGCTGTACTGACTGTTGCGCAAAATCTTGCAATCCCTGCAACGTCTCTTGCCCTTTAGAAATCCCAGATTGAGCAAAATTACCTAACTTACTGATATAATCAGCCTCAATCTGCTCAGGTGTAGGATCAGGAACTATATTTGCAAAATCAACTTTATTCAATAAGTTTCGACCCGTGTTTACAGTATTACTAAGTACATTTTGACCGATTTTAAATAATGATTCTTTGTTAGCTGCCATAATGTCTCCTAAGAAAATAACCCATACATGAACCTTTTTTTCGCTTTACTTTTAAGTCTATCCCCCAGCGATCCGCTGTCTGATGCTGCAACCGAATTTGCTTGGCTCGGCTGAGTTGCAGTAGGTGTATAATTAGTCGTTCCTGCGATACTCCCAGCCAATGATCCTTGCGCTAATTTAGCAGCTTGCGCTTGCCTCGCCTGCCTATCTTGCAACGCTTGTTGCAGTGCGACCCCTTCGGCTTGCATAGCCAAATCTTTATTTAAAGCGTTCGATTGTTGTTGAGCTAAAACGGCTGAATCAATACCCCTAACCCCTTGCTGTTGTCGTGATATGTTGCCTAATTTCATTGCTCGTTGCTGCTCTGGTAATGCCTGCTCCCTAATTATTTGTTGTAGTCTTGAAACCGCTTCGGGTGTACCTGTTGTCGCCTGATTGAAATCCCCCATAAAACGATTTAAAGCACTTTCGGCCCTTCCTTGTCCTGATCTTCCAAGGTCGGCCCCCATCAATAATTTATCTATTTCCGTCTGGCGTTGTAAATCATGCCCATATTTGGATTGAGCCACATTTTGTGCGTTCTGTGCGCTTGCGCTTTTGCCTGTAAGATAATTTCCCCCCGCTCCTATTGCTGCTGCTCCTAAAACTGCCCATGCCATACTAATTACCTCCTAACTTTTTATTATCTGAATACACGTTTATGCTACGCGCTATCTCGCCAGCTTTATTTAATAACTCTTGATCCACATGCTCGTTTTTGCGATCAATAATTATTTCCTTTTCGATTTCATCTACATCTGTTTTTTCAGTCGCGTGGAATGTTGTCCAGATTGTGTCCTCTTCGACATATATTAACCTTCGTGTATTAGGCTCAGTTATACCTGTGTATGGTGCTTCAATTTCCAAAACATTATCACCGTCATATACCTTACATTTTCCTTTTGATACTACAAAAGGGTGATTGGTTTTATGGATCATTGATGTCAAAATTGATCCAGCAGACATAAAGATTTCACGTATATACATCCCATCGGTAAATCGATGTTTAAGTGGAAAAATAATCGGATCCCCATTTTCAAGAATTAACTTTTCAGCCAAATCTATTGTTTCATCACGAACTTCTTTTTCTTTTAATTTGGTCATTCTTGATTACTCACTGTATCTACCGTCATCCTGAAACCTCTAAAATTAAACTTGCTGTTGCACTCGAACCTGAACCTAATCCATTTGGCGTACTCATTTATATGACCAACCTTATAGTCATCAGTATTAGTAGCAGTCTGAAAGTAAGTAGTAGAAAAATAATTAGAATCAAACCCATCGGAATTAAACGAAAAGGTTAATGTCTTAGATAAATTTGAATTATTATCAGGTGTTATTACTACATTCTGCTGTACATTACCCGTATTACCATAATAAATAACAAGGTCTTTCCAATACTTATAATCGTCGCTTACTAACAACTCTGCTGTTTCAAAAAAAGCATTAACAGGCTCATCACGGTACAATTCCGTCTTGTACATCTCTTCTACAATTCCTGTATTTTTTTGACCTATGTAAAATTTATCGCCCAGTATTCCAAATTTACGATACTCAGGTGCATACGATGCTGTTTTAATGAAATATTTAGACCAACCCATAATGCGAATGTCATATATATAAATTTCCTTATCGATAATTAAGTGGTATTTATAATCGAAAAACCTACCCTCCAGTTCTTCATTTTCCATATTTAATCTCATATCCGAAGGGTTAAGCTGTGCGGAGAAGTTTTCAGTAGCAAGATTATCAAAAGAAGTCGCTAGATTGACCGCTAAATTGCCATTAAATACTCTTACATCGTACTCGTTAGACACGAACATCAACCCACCCTTAAACTCTAGGTTAGGCGGTACTTTGGCTACTGAGTGGCCGTCTAAACACCCTACATTTGAAGTTGTTTGCCTAACGCTTGCTGTTTCACCAGAAAGATCAACTGTGTAGATCCTTTTTTCTGAAAAAACTACGATCAGGTTATAGTCTTCCGCCATTCCAGTGAGTCCTGTGTTATCGTTCCCTTGACCCGATACATCCGTTGCTCCAATCGTTGCAAACAATGATTCAATTTCAGTTTCTGAGTAATAAAGGTAGTTAGGTCTTCTACTAACGCCAACGCCTACTAAACGCTCATTTATAACCGTGATAAATTTTGGTTTTGGTGCTTCGGAGTTAACGCTAGGAATATCTGAGCCTAAACTGCTATCAGCTATATTATCTACAAAAGTTGTTGTCGTGTTGTCTCCAAGTGTCGTTAGTAATTTGAGCTGTGTTCTTCCGGCCTCGGTTCTGTACAACTTTCTATCCGTTATCCCAGCTGGCCCAATCGGGCATGTTACAGTAATCGAGTTTGTTGTTGGGTTAACCGTGTTAGATACAGCTCCTGTAACTAATTCCACACTGTCCTTCTCATAGGTAATTGCGTAGTAATACGCTCCTGTAAGAACACCAGCAGCCCCTAGATTTTTGGCTAAAGGTGCACCCATTTCATAGGCGTTAGTGCCATCGTAAACCAAAACATCGTCATATCCGTTAGCAATGAATAATTTGTCGTTTAATACTGCAAATGTACATTTATGGCCTGCTGTGAGTCCTTCGTACATAATTACAGATGTACCTAGAAAGTTTTTTATTACTTTGCCATCTACAACTACTATGTTTTCCTTTACTAGGGTTCCAAGGCTACCTATATATCTGAACTCATAAATTCCATCAATCCCTGCTGTTCCTGAAATGTTATAAACTACATTTGGAAAGTTAATTCGGCTACAACCAATGATGCTGTCAAAATTATAGTTATTAATATCATACAGATAGTCTGTACCAATAAACTTGCGTCCTCTGTCATTTCTCCATCCTTTTGTTTGTGATAAAACTATATCCATCTAAAATGTCATCCTGGCGTTGCTAAGTTCAAAGTCAAACGGTGAGCTGATCATCAATCCACTCACTATGTCTGACCTTCCCCACTCGATGTCAGATTTAGCCATTTTAAGGAATCCTGCCGCATCCGTTTTGTACGGTGCTGCTCTAACTGCATCGACTTTTTGCAACAACATATAAGTGGTCAGATCAATGATGCTAATCATATGTTCTTCAGCAATCGGTAGCTCTCGTGTCATATCTTCTGGAAAGACCACATCGTTATCGTCTACCGTGATCTTTTTAACCATCTTAAAATAGAAAATAAGTAAATTGTTTTCTTTCACTGGTGATGTCGTTTCGTGCGCGACTGCCGTTGTGTTTTCGATTCCCCTGGTGCAATTTAAGAACTGCGTAGCCGTCTTCGACTCGTACCTAATTTTTTCATCACCTATAGTTATTCGTCCGTTCTGATTAGGAAAATTTGTTGTTGAGACTACAGTAATAGTGGTTGATGACTGTGTGATTTCACCGTCTAAGGTTGTCGAATTATAATCAGTCGAAAAATCAGGGTAAAAGTAAATTTCATCATTCCAAATACTGACAAATCTTGGTGTTCCTGAATACGTCTGATATGGAAATCGTGTCTGTGTAAAATTAAGCTCTCTAATATTAATCGAATATCTGCGCCCATCACGCCAAAGGTATATGTAACGATACCCCTCGCCTCTTATAACATCTGATGGCCCTGTTATTGACCTTACATTTTTTCCTAATGGAAAGCTGAATATATCTTCGATACCTTTCGTAAATGCAGCGTATTGATCAAGGCATATTTGAAACTGAGCTACTAAATTTTTATTGCTGAATAATGCGTTAATATTACGGCCTGTATTATCGTCATTTGTGTTCGTTTGAAATCTTATTCTTGCTATTGCGTCCTTTACTAACATTGCTCCTCCTTCATTTGTACTGAAACCATATGTTGTTGTGATAAATAAACTCTGCTGATTCGTAATCGGATAAGGTTAAAGAAGTTCCCCCGTTCATTAAATATATTGGCTGGGTCGCATAATAACTGTTGTTATAAATAACGACTTCCACCGTCAGTGTATTTGTCTCTCGAAAAACTCGCATAGTTTGACCCTCTGCGTACCCTCCTGAAAATCCGTACAAGTACATTGAATTACCCCCTAAAGTTACATAGTAAGCAGCAGTTTTTGATGTGTCGGGGTTGTTTCCGTGCGTGGCCGATACATAAAGAGTGGTGTGAATTACTTCTTTGTATATGGGTTGCCCTTGAAACTGATACTCGTACCAATCTGTTGTGGAAGAAGAATCAAATACTCTTTTCCATTCACGAATGTGCGTATCTGGATCGGTTCCCGAATCGTAATCCGCACACATAATTTTTTGCTGTCCTGCCCCTGATGTACCCGTTAGAATTGTTTCCAAGATGTTGTAATCCGATGTTGCTGGTAGATCATCAGGCCATGTTGTAGCTGCGCCTTTTGCTCCTAAACCCCAAATGCCCGTCATTGACTCGTATGGGTCGTCCGTTACATCAACTGCTGCGTATGAACTTTCAAGATCGCCGGGGATACCACCCGTAGTCACTAATCTCCATTTTCCCCATGTTCCAGCACTGTTATAACTTCGTTCATAAGTTAGATTTTGTTTAATATCTTCCGATGTTGATGAATAAATATTTTGTCTACATATTTGTCGAATCCCAAGCGCGCCCGTGGATGCAGATTGAAAGACTCTGATAACCTCAATTGTAATTGCGTTTGTATGTATTGGGCTTGGAAGATTAGAGGAGGAACTATTTACAGTATATATTCCTGAATCGGTCAGCGAATTAACATCACCATTAAAATATGCTGGCTCAACTAAATGAAGTTGCATGTATTCATTTTCAGTTGCTACTTTACGCCAAGTTGACCAAGTTACCCCAGAATAATCTGTCCACATCCTAAAATATATACGGCCTATTTGAACGCTAGTTGTTCCAGCTGCTGTATAAAGAAGCTGCGTTCCATTGTCAGATCCGCTTTTATATACTTGCAGAACACACTCGTCACTCCAGCTTGGCATGTCCGACGGTAAATTTTTAGCGTTGTTATCAACGGAAAAAATTCCTGTTGTTGTATAGTCATTCAAATTATAGGACGGACTTGGAATAACGAGATCAAATGGAACAAAATTACCTGTCGTAGATGTCGAAAACTCTGCCCAATCAGTAAAAGTGTAAGATCCAGCATTATCTTTCCACATTCTTATCCACGCTTGATTGTCCGATGAATCAGCATCACTTGCTATACAAAGCTGACTTCCCCCACTCCCAGCTTGAATAACCAAAACAGAAAAATTATCCATACTCGCACTTGATGCGGTTGGTATATTCGCAGCAGTTTTATCGCATACTTGAACTTGAGTTGTCACTAAATCATCAAGATCCGTCACCACTCCTACTGTGTATTTGTACGGTACATAACGACCGTCTAGATCGGACGTAACAGTGCCTCCGTCAGTTCTGGTTAACGTTAAAACACCGTCCCCTGTGTTAAAAGATGAAGCATTTACATAATCATTAGCATCTGCGCCTTCTGGAATTGTTACAGTTATTGTAGATGCATCCGTAAGGGTAAGAGTTAAAACTCTTGTTCCTGAATTAAATGCTGCTGAATCCAAATGAACATCCGTTTGAGAATATCTTCCATCAAGATCTACTACTACTGTTCCAGCATCGGTTCTGGTTAAAGTTAGTTCTCCATCTGAAGTATCGAAGGAAGCACTGCTAACATAGGTATTTTCCGTTGCATAACGACCGTCAAGCGACTGGGTGATTTCCACACCATCGTTTCGAGTAGCAGTGAGTACACCTGTGCCAGTAGCGAAGGCTAGGGCTGTAACGAAGGTATTTTCATCAGCCTCTATCTGTTGTGGATTATATATAGAGGTCATGTGCCCTCACATCCGACAAGGTTCTTACCTCCAGCGGCACAGATAGCATACACATTTCCAGTAAAAATTGGATTTTCAAGCACGATATTACCCCCGTTAGCGTTTATCCTTATCCCTTTATTCATAACCGCGGCTGAACCTAGGGATAAGAATAAAACGACATCAGAATCGTTAACTAAAACTAATAGTTTTCGACCTGCTTCGGCTGCTCTAACTAAGGTAGAAGTTGACCCGACGGTGACTGAAAAATTCACCGCCGTGTCAAAATCAAGATGGCCCTCAATAGTTGTCGATATTTCTGGGACGAACGGATCAGCTTGAGTTCCAGTACCAGTGGATTTATGATACTGGATTCCTTCTTGCTCGCTGATCCATCCGTAGTTTGTCATTTAGGCTGAGATTGTTACTGTGCGCCCAGGAATAATAGCTAAGGTTACTGCCGAACTAGCGGTAGATGTTTTAGCTATACCAATTGAATTAACTGTCAAAGTTGTCCCATCTGTTTCAACATCCGTTTCCGTATTATCTACTTTTACGAAGTCTCCAGCAGTAATACCTGCCTTAGCAGCTGCCGTTAATACACCTGCCGTTTGCGCCCAGAAGAAATGACCTGACGTTATTGCTGTCGTGTTAAAGCCAATTTTTGCGCCGCTTGCTAGCGTGGCTATGGCCTTTGTCACAACTTCCGCATTTCCGCCGCTACCTGCAACGATCTCGAACGGCGTCCCAACGGTAGCGAAGCCTGCGTGAGCCTTCACATAAGTAAATTCACTCGCTGCTCCCTTAGCTGTATCATTTACAGAAATTATTGTTCCTAACGGATACTCTTTTGTTGATGATGGTGTGTCCAGGCTATCAATGTCGATAGCTTGCATATTGTTTAAAGCTCTATATGTCATATTTTTTACCTCCTTTAAAATTTATGTTAACGCTGTGAAAACCGCGTTGTTCCTGCGTGAAATGTTACACAGATTCATTGTCATGTAGTTCTGAGATGACGCTGCTGCCTGGTTGGGAAGGCGCATGTTCAAAACGTCTAATGGACTCTTTCTATCGAACCCGTAGCGATAAAATAGGCGAAATGTATTTGTGGAAAGAATATACAGTTCGTTGTCTGCCGTACTACCGTCTTTACTTCCTGTAACAAAATTATCGGCGAACCAGTTCACTCCATTGAACAAAATTCCTTGGAAGCCACTTTTTAAGTCGCGCTCAGTAGAAAATTGTTGTTGTGATTGCTGGCTGTCTAAAAATTTCCCCATGGTATAGGAAGAACTGATCAGCATGTTCGGCATGTATGTACCTGTTTGGTCGCCAACGGATTGCCCTAGCCCGACTAATTCTTGGAATTTTCCGTTGATTGTGGCGTAATTGATCGTAGTGGAAGTGGTATCTCTAGAGAAAGCCCAACTCGGTACGTCCGTTGGTGAAATTCCTCCATACGCTGCGTCCGCTGCTGCGTCCTTCAAACTATTAATCTGATTAGGGTCAGTACTAGATAGTGTGTGTAAAGCTGAACTAAGGTCACGGATTGCTTTTTGTTTAGTTAATGCTATTTTTTTCTCGATTAACTGTATAACTGCTAATTTGCCCGACCCTCGTGCTATTTCATCAAGCGAAAATGTTGTCGTACTAACATAATGTTTAAAATCAAAGCTACAATGTGTTAATAATTGATTAGCTGTTACAGGTATAGTGGAAAATTTTCCATCTATGAACCCAGTTGACTCAGCCTCAAACGCTTCGATTGGTATGGTAATAGAAGTACCCCCATCTGAGTAGGTTCGGTGAGGCGACTTTGACATGGTGTTAAAAAAAGCGTTACTTTTTGAAAAACCTGAAGCTACCTCATCATTAATTTTTTTATGCGCGATACTCAAAACTTCATCGAGTTGCGTACTAGTAAGTGTCATATTATTGCTCCTTATTAAATTACCCTAAGGCCCTCTCTAACAACTGACGTGTCGATAACCCACTATCTGAACCTGATGATTTTGTGGTATTTGGCAACGTTCCTAAGATGGATGATTTATTTGTTAAAGCAGATTCGGCTGCTCGGTTCGCTGCGGATTTCATAGCGACTTCAACGGCCTGCGCCTTAAAATAGTCGCCCCAGTTTTGGGGTTCTAAATTTTTAGCCTTAGCTGCCTTAAGGAAGTCGTCACGGTCATAATTAATGCCGTACTGCTGCGCGAAGCTATCAATATCATTTAGCTGTTGTTGTTCCTGTTGCTGTACGTGTTGCGCTACTGCCTGCTGTGTGAGTTGCTCTTTCCATTTACTGAAATCATTAACTTGGTTCTGTAACTGAGCGTAAATCTGGTCTTGTTGTTGAGGTTGCCCTTGCTGGGTTGATTGTTGTGGTTGTTGTTGATATTTATTAATTACTCCTAGAAGCTCGTTCCCGATCTCTGGATGATCAAACAGTTTTTCAAGGGATGTATAATCGTCCTTATATTTGTTAAGACTTTCTACTTGTTCCTTGTACTCACTGATCTGTTTATCGTAATCACCCTGCTTTTTTTCGTGAAAACGTAAAGATTCATACATTTTGTTCGGGTCTTCACCCCAATGCTCACTAAACCTTTTGTCCTCATTCCAATTTGAAACCGATTGTTCGACTTGTCCGTCTTCTGATGCTGTTTGAGTGTCTTCAAGACCTTGCCCAAAGGTTAGGGTAGTCTTTTCCGCGACTTGCTCAACTGGCGCATCCTCCGTTTGGATGTCTTCTTCCATAATACTTGCCTCCTAAGATTTACCGGGTTGCGGTAACATTTGATCCAACTGAAATGGTGAGGTCATGAATGGGTCATCTATTTCAGCTAAGGGCTGCTCCTTTCCATTTAACCGCACAATGCAATTGTCAATTTTCATAAGAGCTTCTTTAGTGTTTTGGTTCGCAATTGACTCTTTTATGTCCTCTAGCTTGTCTACCAAAACCTTGGGCGAATAACCGCCATACTCTTGTTTCGTGAAGGTTTTCCCCTCACCTTTTTCTTTTCCGTACCCTTTTCTATCTTCTTTAGGAACGCCTTCGGGTGCGCCAATTTTGATTATGAACATACCGCCCTCCTTCTTATGCATTCTTCTTTTTCCTGACGGCCTTCTTACGTGGATTTTTAAGTTCGATTATTACCTCTGGTTCTGAATTTATTGGCCCTTTTTTGTCCTCTTCCACTGCGTCCACAAAAAGGTTATCCACTTCCCGAACAGGGATGTCTAAGGCCATATTATTAATTTTTATCCTGACGTGGTTTTCTAAAAATCCCATTTGCCCAGCAGGTAGTAGGCAATCGACCCACACATTCAAAGATATGTCTTTTTTAAATCGAAGGATCTGCCCATTACGTATGTCCATATACTTTCATGATATTAATTCTGAAGTTGAAAATCACTAAAGTATTTCCTAATATTTTTACACTTTGTCGAGTAATCTTAGAATAAGTTACAACATTGGGTGACGATTCTAGTGTAAAATAATTGTATGCCCCAAGAAAATAAAAAGTTGATCGCCTACCTAAATGGCTTACGTAAAATTGCGTCTGAAACGCCGTATCACAAACAGTTCAAGAAGTATGAAAAGTATTACAATGGCTCGGTTATGCCTCAGATTGGTTATGATTTTGATAATCAGGCTAAATTTGGCAATGCCAGGGATTATTACAATTGTATTAGGCCTATTGTTGAAACTAAGGCTACTATTGCTTTAGATGCTCAAATTAGTACATCTGTTAAACCCACTTCTTTGTCACACGCTAATTTTGAATACTTGGAACAAATAGACTCAGTATCGGATATGATCAACGATGTTTGGAATTCGGTTAAACGTGAAAATGAAATGCAAGCCACTCAGCAAAAAATAGTCAGAGATGGATTAGTTTTTGGAATTGGAATAGCTAAAGCAAGCTGGGATCAATCGGCTGATAATGGCCTAGGCAATGTTGATATCTCACGCATAAACCCACTTGATTTTTTTCCTGAACCTGAGGCCTCGACTGTTAAGAACGCTAACTATATTTTCGTTAGACGTAGAGTTTCAAAATTTGATCTAATAAATCAGTATCGAAATAATCCTAAAGTTTTAGATATTATCGATTCTTTGGAAAAAGGAAAAGAACAAAAAATAGATTTAGGTGAAGAAACTAACATTGTCCAAGGTTATGAAAATAAGGAAGATTCAGGTCAGACGTACCTAAGGGCTGGAGGTAATGTTCCAGGTGCGACTTCAACCAATTTTACGCTTTATGAATGTTACCTGAAAGACGATACCATCTTTCAACCAATCAAGGGTGATCAGTCCGACACCGAAGAGGTAAAGCGTGAGAATGTTTTCAAATATCCTAACGGTCGTTTAATAATATATTGCGGTGACGAAATCATTGAAGATGGCCCTATTTCGTACCCTTTTGGCTTTCCTTTTTCAGTCTTTAACCCTTCAAATACTAATTTTTTAATCGGTGCCTCTGAAGTCGCTACGTTAATGTCTACGCAAGATAAGTTAACGACCGCCTACTTTAAGTTAAACGAATTAATGATGAAATATAAATCGTTTTTATTAGCATCACCTGACTCAATTAACCCTGCCGATTTAGCTAAGAACTTTGATATCGTCACACTAAAAAGAGGTGCATCTCAGCCTCCCATTTTGGTGACGAATAAGTTATCTGAAGATATCCAATTGGTCAGGCAACATATCGATGATTTAAAAAAAGACGCGCTGTCATTGGCTCGTATTAATGAAATTATGCTATCTGGTGAGCGGCCTGTCGGTGCTAATTCTGGTGCTATGATTAGAGACTTAATTGAAAGTCCAATGAGTTCTATTCGTGAAATACAACGAAATTTCAAATCCTTTTTAGTCTCAATTTCAAACAAGGGAATCACGCTGATACAGCTATATTACACGCAACCTAGGGTAATGAGATTATCGGGTGAACGCTTTGCTATTATGAACCAGGATAACCCTGTAATTGAATTAATTGATCAAGAATCAGGTGAAGCTCCGCAACAGATCCCACAACAACTATTGAATGATCTGTCGTTAACCCAGTATGAGTGCGAAATTCAAACAGGATCAGCACTACCTCAGTCTCAGGCTGCTATTGCTGCAACTACAATGCAGTTAGCTAAAGACGGTGTGTTTGGTGACATTAATAACATTGATGTAAAAGAGATGATACTCAAAGCCCTCGATTATCCCAATTACCGAGCCATAATCGGTAAATTGAAGGACGAACAAGAAAAAATGGCTCAAGTTCCTGTCGAGCCTCAATTCCAACAGTATTTGAAAAATATAAGCCTTAATCTAGGAGATATCTTAGATTTAGTTGGTACATTAAGCCCACAAGTGCAATCAACGGCTGTTTACAATATATCTGACGCTCTAGGGTTAACGAATGGCGATCCAGACAATCCTACACCTCCTGGCCAAGACGGTATTCAGCTAAGTTTTAATTAATTACCCAAAATATCAATTAATACTTTAATATTATCTATTATTTTAGTAGTATATTGGTGAGGTGCATAATGAATAACAGATTATTTTTAAATGAAAAAATGGCTAAAGAAATAGGTGAGAAGGCTAAGAGGTCGAACGAGCCTGAAATATTGGTTATTGAACTAAAAAAAATATTAAAAGATAGCCAGGAAAAGATTCAAATTATAGAGAACAACCTGAAACTTTTTACGATTGCTACTGAAACTTATTTGTTCGATTAATTACTTCTTGCTACGAATTTTCTTCAAATACTTTTCGAGTATCTTGATGTTATCCGCTGATTGTCCACGGTCGAAGGATTCATACCACTTCATAACCCCTGTATCGTACAGTTCATCCCCTTCATCGGTTAAATCCGAACCATACAGTTCAAAGTCATCACTAAACGTAGCTGTGCTTAATTTAGACGTTTTGGAAAGCAATTTATTATCTTCCAGAAATTTTAATAGATTGTACGCACGTTTTCTTTGATGTATTTGGTAATCTTCATCGGCACAGGCATTTAGTTTCTCTTTCAATTCTTCCAAAAAACCCATATATCTACCCATTACTCTTTCCTCCGTAACTCTAACGCACTATCATTTATCTTAATTAATTTACCACTCTCTGGATGCTTCACATAGGCATCATCTGATCTTAATATTCTTCGTTCTTTATCCAGTTGTCTATCTTTTGGTGCTGTAAGACTTGTCGTTTCAACTCGTTTAATTGCATTGCCATTGTTGTCTAAAACCACGTGATCAAGCCGTCTACCTTGTCCAGTTTTTGGATCAACCAATTTCTTCCCGTTTTTGTCCAAGATTGTACGTTGTTGTAGAACCCTCCCAACACCATGTTCTTGCTCTAATTCAGCTTGAACAATCTTTTCTCTTTTCGTTCCTTTAATACTATTAGACTTTATTACTTTTTGCCGTTTCTGTAGCGTGGAAAGCTTCTTTTTTGCCCGTACAGCTTTGATTGCCGTACCTGCACCACCTGGAATCCCTGGAACAACGACAGACGCCCCATCAGCTATGACACCTGCTCCATCCAAAACCGCATCCGCATAATTTCCCTCTTTTAAATTATTTACGCCACTAGCAACACCCATACCCACATTAGCCGCATCCCACGCTGTTTCAATGTATGGCTGAACATCTTCAACCTTTGATGCTTGCTGTGAACCCTGTGCTATGGCGGCTTTATCCGCCCTAGAACGCACATATGTCGCTTTTTCGTATGATTGTGGCTTCTTGATTCTTTTTTCCAATTCAAAGGCTTTTTTGGCGTGTAAGCCAGCAGTGTAGGCTTCCTTGTCCGCAACAGTTGAAACACCATCTTTGGTTTCATTTTGAACCCCACTTTGAATCTGATCTTGTCGCTTATTTTCGTGACCTAAAGCGTGAACCAGATTCCCATTTTCTTGAATCCTATCCGCTTCCAGATATATTTCCCCATCCGTTGCGAATGCGGTTGTATCGCTAGCCTTAACATTCTTACCCTGTTCATTTTTCAATTTGGCATCATCAAACAGCTTGATATCAGTCACATTAATTCCCTTCATTTCAGCGTAAACAGCAGTATATTTAGCGGCTACATATTCAACCGATTCAGCGTCAAAGGCATCGGGGTTTTGCATAACTTCCACTTCTTCCGCCGTCATCTGTGAAAATGCTTCACGGTGTGCCGTCTTATCGCGAAAATCTTCCGCTACCCCAATAACATCAAATTGATTCGACATCACAGCACTGGATAAATCACTAGCCGCCGCCGCCGTGCGCAAGTATGCTTGCATCCCAAAAACAGAATGACTAATTAACAGTAATGTAAGGATTAATTTCTTTATCATATTTTCTCGATACCTCCAAAAATTCTATCATGTCTTTATCATATAAATTGTTACTGCTGATAACTTTATCAATTTTTTTTAGTCGTTCATCGAGATAAGAAATATATTGCCAATCACAGTCATCTTTTTTTTCTTCGGCTATCATTTTTTTATAGATAATGTATCTTGCATTTTTCAATGCTGCGAAATCAAACGGCTTGTATTGCAAAATCAAGTCATTCAAATAAAAAGATCTATTTAAGTCATTTTTTTTCATAAAATGGCTTACAGCATTTGTTAGGGCGATCAATACTATTTCTTTATTGTAAAGCGGCACTAAAAAAAGAGATTTATTAGAATATCCCACCAAACCCCATCTTTTTAAAAAATAGTTGCGATTAACAAAGTATGCATTACCACCTGTTTCGGTATACAATAATTTTCCATCTTCCGCTGATTTAAACATTACAAAAGGATGATATGGTGCATAGCCTAACATTGCATCTATTTTCGCTTCATTACAGACAGCATAAAATAAAAATGCTCTCGATGAGCAAGCACCTTTTTTTGTTTCAATTATATGACTTAACGTATGGTACTTTGAATCAAAAATAGTAGGTTCTTTTCCTAATACAAATCCTGATGGATATTCAAGCACAGAATAATTATTTTCTTCAGATTTATTAAATAAATGATTGATTATATGGTGTAATTCAGCACTACCGTATATAGCCTTAATTTCTTCAATAATTTCAGTAATTCTATTCCTGTAATACTTAATATCAGTGTTTGGTAAAATAATCTTATCAACTAGCAATAACCCGTGTATGGGGTCTATATCTTTAGACGGCAATTTAAGATATTCTTCAATGTCATTCAGTGTGTTTGCGTTGATGGACGCACAACAAAATATTGCTATTATTAATATTGTTATATTTTGAAACACATCAATAAATATAACAAATATATATTATTACGTTAATATTTTATCCGAATTAGGTAATACATAGTTCTTTTTTTATTAATTTATGGAATAAAGGACTATATATAGATGTTCTGGGATATCTTCTAAGGGTATATCTCTATAAGTACTCCTGTTTCTTGGTCGCCCATTTTTATATGTAATACTATTTTCTAATAAAGGGTATTTGCTTTTATTCGTGAAATAAAATGCCTTAAGATCTTTTGTCCTAAAAATGATTATTAATTTTCCTGTTTTCCTTTTGTTTTTTACATTTCCTTTATCTACAAACCAAATAAAATTAGAATCTGTTGTATGTAACCATCCTTTATAAAGGCTAGCTATGTTAGGATCACTGTTATGATCCTCCTCTAAAAACAAACGTTTACGATGGATATCAAAGTTTCTTTTTACCTCTATTTTACCCAAACTGTGAGAATAATAGTCATGGCCACACCTTTGATCTCTCTTGTCCATATATTCTATCCCCAGGAAATCCAAAAAATATTTTGCTGTTTTTTCACCATCCCCCCCCGATTGTAAACAATCCTCAAAACTTACAATACTCAAATTTTATTTCCCCAGTTATACCACCCGTCCAGATCCTCGTTTCTGCTAAATAACTCTATTCGTGGTAACTCGCCTACCAACTGCGTAATTAATGACCTTACTCTCTTAGGTTTTGCACTATGAACTGTTAATGGATCATCTAATATCTGGTGAACGCTGTTATTTATTCTCGTTGGAGTTCCCTTCGTCCCAATTAGGCACAATTCGGAGTTAGACCTTGTCCAATTACCTAACCCCCAAAAAAAACCCTCACCCCCTTTATTTCTTTTTACCCAGTTAAAACCACAGGTAATATACCTAAACCCCCACTCCTCCATAACCTCTATACCTTCCTTAAGGTAAGGGAACGTCACCCAGATAAACAATATAGAATTATCAGAACTTATTTTATTAACAGGAATTTGTTTTATTTCATCCATCGGGATAGTTTTATAATGCATCGATGGACTTCTATCCCCTACTCCGTAATCCCAAGCAGGATCAGCATAAATAATGTCAAACTTTTTATCCGTGTTATATATATCAATATCAAAGTCGTTTTCTTTTGTTACTTGCTCCTGATATTCCTTTTCCTTAACTTCTACAGTGGCAAGTTTCTCTGTTATTTTAGCTACTCGAATTATTCCCGATGTTGTTATATCTTTTTCTTTTTCTATGTATTCCTCAAAGGTTTCCTCTGGCATCTTTGCTATTTTTTGCCATTGGCTACTCTGATTATATGTAATACCTAAGTCTTCAAGATTATGATAACCCCTACTAGCCTGTGAGGGGTTAGGACTTTTTGCTATTAAATTTGGATTACCCCCTTTATCTTTTGGCATTTCAAGCAATATTTGTCCTGCCCTGCGTTCAGATCTTAACTTTATCTCACTAGCTTTTTTAATAATCTCAGGCGATTCTTTAGCCTGAACCATAGCGTATCTATACGCCTCAGCCTTATCTCTTATATTAGCTATCTCATCAATGCTATGGCACTCCGCTACAGCGTTTTTCATTGCGTTAAATTTTACTAACTCCATCTAATACCCCTTTTTCTTACTTCTTCTTTTAACACTATGAGCAATAGCTAACGCTTGCTTAATCGGCTTTCCTGACTTAACCTCAGCCTTCACATTAGATCTAAATGTTTTCTTACTAGTCCCTTTTTTAAGCGGCATTCTTTCCCTCCTTGTTATACTCCTCTAACGTTTTATACCTTTCAGCTTGGACCAAATCCGATAAGTCTTTGAGAAAATCTAATAGATGAATTTTAGGTAAAAATCGTAACTTATCTGGCATTATTAACTCAGTAGTATCAGCCTCATAATCATAAATAGCCTCAATTTTGAAAAAATGATCTCTAACGTTAAGGGCAGCATCTTTTTTGATACGTGATTTCTGTCTACTTTGTACTTTCATTACTCGCTCCTCTGCATAGCCTCAGACACAATATCCTCTGCTAACTTACGATTCTTTTTTTTGTCCGCTAATTCGTTCCTGTAACGGTGCTTGGACGCTTCACGCTGTAATTCTTGCGGTGTTCCATACACCAACCCTTCACGCTTGCATTTAGCGTCAATTTCTTTAGCTGTTATCGGTACTTCCCCATTCCCTGCACACGCATACCTTGCTGTTCCACAAATAGTATTAGGCTTAAAATTACCATAGTAAATGTACACATCATGCCCATCACAACGGTCACACTGCAAAAACTCTTTTTTTGATAAATCTACAAATTTAGTATCAATATTTGAGCAGTAGCGACACTTTATGTCATGAAGAGGCATCGTGGATCTTTTTTAAGAAGTAACGCTTCAACTTGTTACGTCTAACCCAATCAACATTAGTTTCCTGCCCATTTATTATCTGGTAGAACCTAGACCTGTCGACATTCAAAAATTTAGCCATCTCGCCCTGTGAACACCCACTGGACGCATAGAGTTTCCTTAACTCTTCAGGCGTAATTGATGTATCGATAAACTTGTCCGAATCCATAATGTTTTGTCGTGATCTGATATAATTTAATTCAGCAATGACTGTGTTGACCTTTTCGTGCAATTGTCTAACCTGTTCACTCAAAACATATGGGTTACTATTGCGCTTTAAATCGATAATTTGTGCCTCAGAATCACAAACTCGCTTAGTTAGCACGGCATTGCTTAGCTCTGTACCCTCTTTACACGTACGCTCGTTAACCTTCATTACCTGCTTATGGATGTAGTCTTCACAATTTTGGATTGCCTGCTTAACAATCACGCTAATCCTACTTTCAAACCTTTTCTCAAACTCAACATGGCGTTTGGTTAATTCCATATTGATCACTTGCATATCGTTAATATTACCGTTCATTTTTCCTCCTATCCTTGAATGTCATACCCTCCCTTCATTAGCTCATCGAGCGTAGGCCTCCCACGAGCCAGTGGTGCGAAACTCGTGGGTGGCTGTACTTCAATGTCGCTAAGGTAGCGAATGCCGTATTGTAAGGCGTCACAACTATGATCATCTTTTTTTACGACCTCTTCCTTACGATTCTCTTTAGATGATGATTGCTTGTATTGATAACGTTCGTGCTGTTCCCACGTGTACGTACAATGATCGAAAATCTGTAAGTTATTGGTATGAAATAGCTGATTAACAAGTAGTATATTGGCCATCTTATCCTTTTTAGATTCGATTAGGTTTAGTCCAGTCCGATA